ACCTCCGGTCTTCTTCTTATAACCTATCATAAATTTAAATTTACGTCCGTTATAATCAGTAATTTCTAAGTATTTATTATCAACCTGACTTTTTGTAGAATTGTTGCAGAAGAGTTCAAAAAAAACATCATTAGGTTTGTAAAAAATTTTATCACCAATATATTCATCGCCATACTCATTATCTACAAATTCTGACCAACCTTGCTGTACACTCCTATCCTTAATAAAAGGTCTAATAACAAGTCCATTGGTTTCTGTTTCAATCCAAGGAGGATTAGCATATAAAAGTTTACATTTCCGTATCTCTTGATATCCAGGACTCCTCCTCCTGATTTCCCTAAAGTAGTTTTTCTCTTTTTTATAAATATCTCTATCTTGAACAATAACACCTTCGGTCTTCTTCTTATAACCTATCATAAATTTAAATTTACGTCCGTTATAATCAGTAATTTCTAAGTATTTATTATCAACCTGACTTTTTGTAGAATTGCAGAAGAGTTCGAAAAAAACATTGTTAGGTTCGTAAAAAAGTCTAGTACCAACTTGGAAATATACATCTGGATTATCTACAAATTGGTTAAAATTTTGCTCTGAAATCTTACCCCTAAAAGGTCTAATAACAAGTCCATCGGTTTTTGTTTCAATCCAAGGAGGATTGGAATATAATTCTTTACATTTCTTTACCTTTTGGGTAAGAACCACCGCATCATCCTTACTTATTTCACGCTCATTATTCACGACTTTTGGTGGAGAAGACAGCCTTACAGTACCCCTTTTTTCATTTTTTCGTTTTATATTTATATTCTTTACAAAAGCACGTGCTTCTTTCTCTTGCTCGGACCATTCAAGTGTTCCTCTATGTGTTTGACGTTCTTTAAGCGCCTCTTTCTCTTCACCCGTTAATTTAGTGGGTATATCAAGCTGAGGTATTTCTTCATTCCCACTAATACTTTCATAACCCGCACTTCCTACCAACCCACCTCCACCTTCATCTTCATCTTCACCTTCATCTTCGCCTTCACCTTCACTTCCCCCTTCACTTCCCCCTTCACTTTCGGATTGTCTTTTTGATTCTTCTTCCTCTTCCTCTTGAAATGTAGTTAACATATCTGCGATATTTTCTAACTCTTTGAAACTTTTGTAGAAAGTTTCAGGAGATATATATGCACGAACTTGTTCGCTGTCATCCTCCTTATCTTCACGACCTTCATTATTTCGTATTCTCTCCTCTTCATCCAAATAAGATTCGATAAAGAGTTTGTACATACTTTTATGTAATTCTCCCATCATTTTCTTGATAAACGTTGTTCTATAGAAATGGTTTTCTTTTCTAGTCTCGTCTGCAAAAAATTCAAGTCTTCTAGCTAGTTCTTGTTCAGACTTTAAATTTTTAATAGATATAAAAAATCTTTTTATATCATTTTCTTGTTCTTTTTTAGATATAATATTTTTTGTATTTGGGACGGATTTGTCTCTATAACGAGGAGCACCTTGTGGTTCTGGATAAGCCCTTTCGATGATTTTCTTAAAGCGTTTTAATTTATTTACCATTCTTTTATTTATAATAACGGTATTTTAAAACAAAATAACATTTATATTTAATCGCATATAAAATAAAGTTTATCATTAATCTCCCCATCCTTCCGTAAAATTCTTACATAACTCAATATCTTACATACATCTTCCGAAGATACACCAATAAATATATCATCCGATTCAAAGACCATATTAGCTATACTCAAGGACTCCACGATGAAATCTGGGAGCGTATCACACTCATTCATCAGAATACACTTCTCTGGAACACCGCAAGATAACAAGTATCTCATATTCAACTCGCAACTATTTACACTATTCATACCCTTCTTATCTCCTAAAGTTAAAAAAAATCCCTTTGCACCTTCTAAACGTTCCAAACAATTCTTGATGATATTTCCTCTCAAGATAGGGTCGTCATAAGGTAAGATTATAAACAACATCGTTTTGTTCGTATTATTATCAATATACATACTCTTAGGGATCTTATCCGAAAATAAAGGCACCATACAAGACATATCGTACAGTTGCGGGGTAGAAAAATCCATCTTAACAGGAAAATCCATCTTAACAGGAAAATCCTGCCCAATATCACTTAAAAATATCTTTTGTGTTAATTTATACCTTCGTTTTAAGACTTTTACTTCCTCAATATTATCAGGTGTAACTTTAGAATTCTCAATTGATATCGTAAAGTCGCAAAGGTATTGAAGGTTTTTATGGAATTCGTAAAGGAGATTTATGTTTTGTCTAACGTTTTTGTCATAAATCTCCCCCAAATTTAGAAAACAATTGTTTTGCGAAGTTACAGGAAAGGATACAAGACCTATCTTACAATTCATTTATTTTATACTTACATTATATTATATAGTTCTTTAGTTTAACTTACCTAAAATATCTAACATTTAAGATTTTATATGATTTATATAAAATCTAATCGATCAACTCCTCACTGTGAATCTTGCAATTAATGAAATGAATGTTCTTCCCCCCCTTCTCAGATCCTAAATCTCTTGGAGAAATATCAGTCCAAGGAGTATTAAACGGAAGAAGATTTAACTGCACAAGAATATAAGATACCAGTGCTGAGCACCAAAACTTATCTACCCTTTGCCTCTTACACAAAGACTCACAAGGATTCAGACAATTAAACCAAGAGAATCCAGCCGCATTTACCCAATCAAATAGGTCAAAATCGTATGGAAGATTATGAACTATGGTGTGAGCATCTCTCAATTTTCTATAGAAATTTTCGTCTCTAACACATTCCATCTTTCTGTACCAAATCTCCTGTCCCTTTTCAGACAATACGTCCTCTATTTTCGTCATTTGAACACCAAACTTTATTAAACGGTCTTCTGCATCTGGGATGTCACTCTTCGTTGATTCAATCACATACACCCCATCTTCAAGAGTAGTTCCTTCAAGAGTAGTTCCTTCAAAAGCAGGATTAGGTATAACAATAACCATTGAGACATGGCTGTAACTAGAAGGAGATACACATTCTAAAAATTTATCAATGCATGATTTTGTTCCATGATAGAGAAGTAAATCACCTGTTTGATATTGTTCAGTATTCATTTTACTAACTCTGATATTTTCTTAAATAGTAAAATTTAATCAATCAACAATTTTTGATCTTCTTCAAAAGTCACTTCCTCCCCACTACCTAACTCAAAAGTCAAACTCCTTCTTTTGAAATCCTTTGATGTGAATACACGTCCGTGCCAATCGTTTCTTGGTCCTAGAAAAGGCAAGACCATATCTGAAACATCTTCCTCATTCTCATCACTGACCTGTAGAACAGGTGCAGGTCCTTTTACGGGAGTTACAATCATCTTATACATCTTACCGTTAACCAAGTAAGAGATTTCATACGTGTTTTTATTTATCTTTTTAACAGAACTATTCATATACTGGAGAATGCTAATATAAAGAGATTTGCTAATCAATACTAAACTATACCAAAATATAGAAAACGTGTTATTATATCGACATGAAACAAGATTGTTTAATTGTCTCCATCGTCTATAATTGGTAACAACAGATGTTTTTACAATTTGATAGCCGTCAAGAAAAAGGAATGCTGACAGACTGCCAACTCCACATGTTAAATATAGATAGAATAATTCAAGATACAATCCACATAAGATCATAATGGTTAAGATTATTATTGAATAATGATACATTTATAAAAAGAACATTAATTTTTAAACTCGTATTATAATAAAATGGATTTACTTCAAGAAAATGAAAAAGAACTATTTTCTAAATCTGATTGTAATTGTCTTAAATGTCAACAGATGCATATATCTGTCTTGGAATGGGAAACATTCACTCCTCAAACAGCTCTCCAAAAGAGAATGCTACGGGTTGTTAAAAAAATAGAAGACAGAAATAGAACACAAAAATAGAATACAATCCAATTTTATAATCATCTTAATATTAATAATATTAAGATCTAATCATCTAAAACCATAACAAGAAAAGCCCTAACCAACTTGTCATGAGTATCTACTAACTTATTAAAAGCAAACAAACGAGGATCTGAATCATATCCACAACAACTGAAATCTCGACACACAACTCTCTCATCTTCATTCTCATCTTCACTCTCATCTTCACTACTACTAAATTCTTCTTTGCTACAGCTTCCTTCATCGTGAGACAATAGGTCAACCAAAATAGTTCCCAGACCTTCACCTTTGGAAGGTTTAGAAGTTTTAGAAGTTTTAGATGGTTGATGGTTTTCCCCAACTTCTGCAGAAGTTTTAGATGGTTGGTGTTCAGACATTTTTATTGAAAATAACAAAACTTTAAATATACTAATAATATAATTAAATGGAAAAGAAAAGACAATGACAGTATGAATGTTTTAAATTATACGATATCTATTTTAATCAAAATGCTGGAGATAGGAGAAGACGTAATTTTGTAATTTTTGAAAAATTTAAACAATATAAATAATTTATACACTCTAATAAATGTCTGAATTAGAAACAAAAATTAAACCTAATCTCTCTCTTCACAAAAACGAAAACTGTCTTCCTCTATCATTTTCAACTTATGCAAAAGGGTTGAGTCTTATTGAAGTAAAAAAATCTAAAAAATTGTTCGAATATCCTAATCTTACACATAAAAAACTAACAAAACCTGCTATCGATCCCAGATTAGCAATATTCACCTACTGGCCATAAGAATATAAGAATGATAACTACGTGTACTCATTTACACCCCGTATAATTTAGTCCCTATTAGATAACCTTGCATTTTAAAAATACACATTCTGATACATAAATTATTTTTAAATAATTGTATGATAATTATTTACAATAAAAATCTAAAGTTGTAGAAACGATGAATTATTATTAAAGTAATTAGTATGGAAATAAAGAATAAAGAATAAACAAAAAGTTGTCCGTACTTTATATTCAAAATACCAGACCCTGAACCTGTAGGGTTTCCCATACTTCCAAAATTCATTCCGAAGTATCCTACAATTGCTCCAATGGGGAGAAAAATAAGAGATATTAATGTTAGGATATCTAAAGACTTCTTTTGTCCTAATACAGCGTTTCTACGTTCGTAAGCATCTATAAGTTTCAAATTCTTCCTCATTTTCTCAATTCCCTCGTCGAGTTCGGTTTCAAATACAATCTCTTCTTGTTTTCCAGCCATTAAATTTCTTAGAATTTCAATATACAGAAATTCCTTTCGTATTTCATTAGTCTGATATGTTATACTCTTATCTGACTCTTCTGAGTACAAAACTTTTTCAAGAATATTGTCGAACTTATTCTGTAATCTAAGAAAAGCAGTGTATATATTATCCGGTTTTATTTTTATTATCCACTCTCGAAATCTTGGTTCTATTGACTGTAATGCCATGTTGTTTATTTTCTGTTTCATTATAATATTTTATTATAAAAATAAAAACGAACACTACTATTTGAAACAATGCTATAAAAGTAGTCGGAACCAACCTATTCTGCACCCCATAAATAGCCCAAAAAACACCAGCAATTATAAATAAAATAATTCCAATATATCTCAAACTTCGTAAATGATTTTCAGCAAGCAACCTTTGAATAATATCTAAAATAATTAATCCATTTGCGAGAACTCCTAAATACCCAAATAGTACTTTATCTTCCATTTATTAAAAGTATATTATATTAAAATTTTGATATAATATACTTTTAAAATAACTCTTCATATTATTTTGAGGATATGAAGAAGAATAAACTAACTTTTTCTATTTCTGCCGCGCTTTCTCCCATAGAAACTTCAACTCATAGACCGAACCCCCCCCAACGTCATTCTTATTATCCTCTTGAATAAGATGGAGTGTGGACCAGACATCATTCTTCTGTACTATTTCAACGCTTCTTTCTATACTTAAGTTCTCTTCCAATTCGATTGGTCCTGTCTTCTTCAATTGTATTTTAATAGATTTCATTATTAATTATTTTAATTAATAATGAAATCTATTAAAATTTTATCACTTTTCAATTTAACATATCTATTCTACTGTGTATCAACCTTTTCCCAATCCTCTTGTATCTTCGGAACCTTATTATTATACCTCAACCCAATCACCTTCAAACTCCTATTAGTATAATCTCGTAACTCATTCAACTCCTCAAAGACACCATCTAACATATTCCTTTCCTTAATAGTAACCATCCTCCTCATTATATCTTCCCCCACAGTGGAGAACATATTCAAGACCGCATTAACATCATTGTTCTTTTCACGCCTCTTAGTCCTATTCTTCAACAACCTTTTCCAATTATTATCGTCTAACTCCCCCATAAGATACCTCACTCTCAAATCAGAATCCTCATCGTGTCCAATCACACTCATTGGATATTTCGGTATCTCAACAATCCTAATGTGATCCACCAACCTCTGAATATTAGTAACCTTGTTACGAAAACCGATTATATTTTTCCAATTTCTAACAAACCTATCAATAACATAATATTCAATACCCCCTCCACACCGTATATCTCCAACATCTCGCGGTGCTTCTCCCCCATTTCGCTCCCTCTGCCACTCGTAGAAATGTGGATTATGGATCTTTCCTGTCTCTATCGTCCCCTTCTTCCAAGAAAATGCGGTATGACATTGTGTACACCAAAGTTGATCACAACCCTCTATTTTATGTATTAAAGAAGCACACTGTGGACATGGCTTCGTATCTAAAGATAGAAACTTCAATGTGGAGACAGTATCTTCATCGCACACGTGTTCTGTGTCTTCACGACCGTTCTTAGGTTCGTGACACTTTGAACAAGCATACTCTTCACACGTCCCGCATTTCCACGCAGAAGATAAAAATCCCCTGCAATCAACACGAGGACAAGCCTTAATAAATCTGGTCTCCCTTTCTAAAGGGGTCTTAATATTATGTTGATAACGGATCATGTATATTTCTTCATCTATTTTTTTCATCTCTTTCTTCAATTCTCGTTTTCTTTGTAATAAATCTTCAACTATAACCTTTCTATTCATCTCATCCTTAATTTCTTGAACGAGGTGTTGTGTCGCCGGTAACATACTCTTCTGTTTTTCTAGAATCAAATTTGCTCGGTAGTTTTTGTATTCTTTCTCATAAGACGATTTTCCCATATTCTCCCTCACAAACTCCTGATCCCATTCCCTCTTACAGTCTGGGTTCATACAAAAAGGGTTAAGTGCACCTCCCATAATATGAGTCTTCGTACATTTACGGCAACACACAAACTGGCAATAATGACAGATAACTGGTTTTCTGTTGCTTTTGTTCATATTTTCGCAACATATATCGCATGCTTCTTGTTGGTTCATTATTGCTTACTTCTTTTTTAAAAACTTATTTTTTTTATTCAATTTTAAAAACTTTAACCACCACTTACAATAACTTAAAGATCAATCACTGATAAATGTCAAATTACTATAAATTAAACGATATACCCTCTCCATCAGCCATTGTTAAGTCTAAGAATTAGTGATCACATTCTAGTTATATACAGTTGTTACTAGCACTAACCGCATTGCACGCAGATATTCCGCAAGTTATTAAGCCACATCCAGAAATAGATAATCACCTCCAAACTTCAGAACCAGCGAAAATAAAGAAGAAACTAATTTTTAAGTTTTATTAGAAATTGTTATTGTGTAATTTATCGGGATTTTGTTAAGGAAGTAGATTAACAAGTTTGTTTTATCTGTCAATCTGTTTTTATAGTTTTTAGAATCAAAAAGTTCAATTCTGTCAATAGAAATGTTAGGAAATCTTTCTTCGTAAAAAGATTCTAACTCTAATCGAAGAAGTTCAATCGCCTTTTCTATGGTTGTTATATCACTAGAAATATCTTTTAACGAGAATGTTCCTAGAGGTATACCTCTAGGAACATTCTCGTTAAAAGATATTCCTAGACCAACGAATTTAAGTTTTGTAATCTTAACATCGCCTTCAATGTTGTAAGTGTAAAGGATGAGATCTTCTATATAGTTCTCCATTTTATCTTGCGAATTAACATCTACAGATTTGAAATCTGTTTCAAAAGGAAGGTTGTTTTTGCTCACTTCAAAAGGAAGGTTGTTTTTGCTCACTATATTTAGGTCAATCATAACGTTTTCAAGAACTTTATTTCTAATTATTAAGGGAGGAAGAAGATATTTTGCAATAAGAAAATTAGTTGTATCTTCTATAGAGAATGAAGAGGGAATGTGTTCATTGTGATCTACTCCGTTAATGTTCAATACAATATCAATGGTTTGTTCTTCTAAATTTTGTTCTTCCCAACCTTGTTCAGAATCCATTTCTCCTCCTTCGTCTCCGGGACCTATTTCTTCAATTGAATAGTTTTCCATCAAGGTTTGAAATTCATTTATGACTTTTTTCTTTCCGACTTCTTCAGAGAAGTGCTTTTCATATAGTAGTTGATCGATTTGAACATCTTCAACATCCGGAGATTCACCAAGACCTCCGTTCCATACAGACCAATACCTATAGACATTTACAAAATTTCTTTCTTCTGGAAGGTTAGAGTGTGATTTGTACCTGACGGCTCTGCCAATAGCTTGAATATTTTTGTTTTCGTTGATAGAGGATTCAACGATATGTACGTGATTAACTCCGAGAAGGGAAATACCTTCTCCACCAGCTTCTGTTAGAAGCATAACTTGTATTTTCTGTCCGTCAGAATTAGAAGGATGATTGAACTTGTCAACCAACCTTTTTCTTGTCATGGCTAGTAAATCACCAGAGTAAAGTTCAGCTTTAATACCGCAATGAGATAGAAATGAGTACAACATTAAAGTTCCTCTGGTGCTTTTGTAGAAACTAAAGATGATATGTTTCTGATTTGGGTTTAGAATAATGTTTGTTAGAAGTGTTCTGTATTTTTGAGACATATTGAAAAGGGACGTTCGTGGCTCTTTGATAGTATCATCTGTCATCCATCCAAATACTTTAATCTTTTTGGTATAATAATTATATTCGTATTTGAAGGGTACTTGAATATCTCCAAATAAAATACCATTTTTTTCTTTTAGATTCTCTATAATTTTATCGACAGATACTGGTTCCTCGTTTATCAGTGGAAGTTTAGAAAGAATTTCTTTAAACTTTTCAGTAGTATATGTTACGTATCTGTTACTGAACATATCTGGAATAAAGTTATAAGCTTTTGTTTTGAGGCAGTTAGAAGCGGCTCTTGTGGAAGTCCATTGAACTGCAATAATATATTTTATGAAATCCTCTTTATATTTTTGCGGATTATAAAATTTTATCTTTATTGAAGGTGGATTCTTACGTCTCATATCTTCAGATTTATATACTTTTGAATATTCTTCGTATTGCTCTAAACTCATAGGACATCTATAAGCTTCAATATGTCTTACGTCTGGATATTCTGATAGATCTCCTCCATAAAATGAGACTATTCCAGAAATAAGTTGTCTAATTAACACAGGGTTTTGCATTCTTTCATTCCAACCAACAGTATCCCAACTTGATTCACGTTCTTCTGCTTGTTTTAATGATCCATTTTTTAGAATCCAATTGAACTTTTTAGAGAGCATATTTCCTAGGATTGCGAAATCTATTGTACTATTAAAAACTGGAGTTCCAGATAAAGCAAGAACTCTACACCTATCCGTATTTACGATTTTATGGTATATAGCGTAGCTATTACTACTAAAGTTTTTAGCTCCCATAACTAGATTATGAACTTCGTCAATAATAACTAGACTATTGTCGAATTCTAGTTTCATTACTTGGTCTTTGACTTCGTAGTTGTACGTGATGAAGACAAATTTTTCAAGACTGATGGAAGGGACACCGCACACACTGCAATATTCTGAAATCCAATTTTCTCTTAAAGAGCCTGGGGATAACACATATACTTTGTCTATACCTCCTTTTAGTTTTAACATCGCGTCGGCGATGAGAATACTCGTACAGGTTTTTCCCGAACCCAGTTTGTGATAGAGAAGAAGACCTTTGTACCTGCTAGACAGGAAGTAATTTTTAACGTATTCTTGGTGTTCGGTTGGAACAAATTTCTTTCTGCGTATAGAAATACATCTTCTATCTTTATAAACTCCTTTTACCATATTTATTATTTTGTTGTAAGAAACAAAATAATAAATATGGTAAAAGATATTATTTATTATTTTGTTTCTCTTCAAACTTCGATAAAGACGCATTTCGGGATTAGGAAAGACATATGTGTAGAAATAATATAATATTTGTAATTGAATATAAAGCACCAAGAGACTTTATATTCAATTTTTTTAAATAATAATAATTATTATTATTATTTACCACGACCATAACCTTTATAAAGTAGGTTTGTACATATCATTCAACCTCTTATCTTCATCAACAACACTCCACCTCTTCACCAATATCCAGTCTCTTATCTTCATCAACATCATTCCACCTCTTCACCAATATTCGATCTCTCCTTCCGTGGTAAATCTTTTTACCGCTATTTGGTTGCCACAAAAACTGACCTTTGAAAGGGTCGGTAATATCATCATACATTATAGAGCAAAATAAACCCATTTTATTTTACATTCTTGTTTTTAAATTAAAAGATATTTTAACATTGTATTTGAAACAATCTCGTTTTAGCTTCATTCAAACTATTAAAAGTATTTTCAGAATATTACTCTATAACTTACGTTTTGTTCTTGTTCATAACAATTAAGAACACTAAATAAAGGACAATAGTTTGAGAGTATGATAAATACAATATAAGAAATTATAAGAAATTATAAGAAATATGAATAAATTACCAAGTGAAATAGTTAATGAAATTTATAAGTATGTACACACTTATAGTAGTAAATTATTATACGATATAAGAAAACAATGGTTATTTAATAAATTTAATCAGAACAATAAATATGTTAATGATATGTCATTCTTTGATATAGTTTTATTTTTTAAAAATATATATGATATACATAATGTTTATGAAATTTTAGAAATTTCATTTACTATGAGCAATCATAATTTACCAATTAAAAATATTAAGATTTTAAATTTATACTATATTATTACTTCGATATATAAGGAGATATGTCATTATCATTTGATTTCTTCAAAACATTGCCTTTATTATAACTTTACAAAAAAAGAAAGTGTATTGACATACAATGAAGAATTTTTTCAATCTAGAGAACTTTTATATTTATGTATTGATAGACTTAAAATTATGTATTTACATAAACAACTAAATAATAATCTTAATATTCTTAATAAGATTATTTCAAATGAAACTAAACTTAAAAGACTTTCGCAAGAAAGAATTGTAAAAAATAATTATAAAATGACAAAATACGAACTAGATTTGAATAGCAATGTAATTTTTTTAAAAGAGACATATAATCGTAATTATAAAAAAATAGAAAATATCATATTATCTGAATATATAGGTCTATTATCTACACAGAACTTACTCTATTCAACATTTCGATAAGATCGGCTCTTTTCATACCAGAATACCCTTTAAATTCTTGTATATGCTCCTTTACCTTTAGTCTAAGGTCGGGTACTGTTAAATTTTTATACTCTTCATTTGGAACTTTCATCTTTTTCGTACATCCACCTTTCAACTCGTTTTCGAGTTTTTCAATATTCATCATAGAATATCCCTTACACCCCTTTTTCTTGACCTTTTCTCTCAGAGAACTGAGAGATTGGGGTTTCTTTGTTTCGGTACAGGATTTTCTAATTTCATTTATTAGGTCATCCCTTTTCATCTTACGGTAGCCGACACAACGCTTCAGCTTAGCCTTTTGGCGAAGCTGCTCCACATTTAATTGTTCCAGTGTTGCACCTTTTTTGGGTTTTGGTACTTTCGGGTTCCAAGAAGGAGGAGATGAACTAAGAACTCCTTCAGCTTTAACACGTGAACTAGGATTTCTTGACCTACTTCTGCTCCGGAGCTTGGTTCTTAACAACAAAATAATTTGGTCCTTATTCATGCCAGAATAACCATTGATTCCTTTTTGTTTGGCAAGTTTTTTCAATTCTGATAAGTTTCTAGCTTCATATTTAGTACTCATTTATTTATATTCAAGATGAAATAAATAAATTATATTCTTAACAATAAAATGTCCGTTTGATAAATTTAGAACCTAATTATAATACTTAAATTAGGTTCTTATAGTATAGTCTATAAATTTAATAGCTTAAAATTTATCATATCAAAAATTAAATATTTAGAGTAAAGTCAAATCCGTTTGACCAAACAAACTTCTAAGGAGATTTTCAACAGTCACAAGACGACCATCTAATCCAGTGCTGAGATCGCTTATGGCATTATTTAGATTAGAGTCGGCAGCCTGGAAAGCAGTAACAACCTCTGTCAAACTGTCAAGAACAGTAAGGTCAGCATTTGAAATGATATGTTCGATTTTAAGATCCAACGCTTCCTCAGCAGCTTCTGCACGCTCAATCTCGCCATCTAAAGCAGCTTGTAAAGTAGTTTGCAAATTAGTTACAGAAGTACTCAACTCGCCCTCAGCAGTTTGCGCACGTTCAGTCTCGTCATCTAAAGCATCTTGTAAAGTAGTTTGCAAATTAGTTACAGAAGTACTCAACTCGCCCTCAGCAGTTTGTGCACGCTCAGTCTCGTCATCTAAAGCATCTTGTAAAGTAGTTTGCAAATCAGTTACAGAAGTACTCAAATCGCCCTCAGCAGTTTGTGCACGACCAGTCTCGTCACCTAAAGCAGTTTCCAAATTAACCAATTGTAAAGCTACATCGTCCCTTGTGTGAGCACCGTCAGCGCTAACAACTGACAAGTTATTAACGTGTACAGGTAATGGAGTAGCACCAGGGGAGGTATAAGAAAGAAAACCAAAATCTTGGTCAGCGCTAAGCACAAGATGATTATCATTTATATGGTATAAATTTAAAGTTGTAACCTTTGGCATTTCTATTTATTTAAGATATAAGAATTTTGTTTTTAAATAAAAACTTGTATCTTAAATAAATGTCATTTAAGGTGTCAGAATCTGCTTCTATTATATCTACATCTAGTTCCGAGAATAATTATATTAAAAAAAATACAGTAATTATCTCAGTGTTGTCTGATCAGGAATTTATATCAACAGATTATAACTATTTAATTTGGGTAGAAGTAACGTGTTTTAGAGAAGATGAAATTAAAGTTATAGTAGATGATAATATTATATTTAATACTAATATATATAACAATGATCAAAAGAAAAAAACCATTAATTTAATTTGTATAAATAAATATATACAAAAACATTCAAGTGTAAGATTGCAATCTAATTCTCCTCTAAGTTTCAGGTTACATTTTAGCAATGTATTAGAAAACTTAGAACACGAAACTAGAATAGTCAAAGAAAGGAACTTAACCGACGAAGAATATGAGTCTGTATTCAACAATAATAACTATCTTGATTTATTAGAATATATTTTTGACTAAAACTATGGACACTCTTAATAAATCTTTATACTTCTAGATTTGCTAAATAGTTATTCTCATTTCACACAACACCTCTTCATTGTCTATTATGTCTGTATAATATATTTTTATGACGTTATGCTTGTAAAGGTGTTTTTGACAATTTATACACGGTTTGGATATACCAAAATAGTGTACTCGATGGTCAGGAAGATTTTCAGCCTTCTTCATAATTCTAACAACATACACTGTGCTTGGGGGTAACTTCAACTTTGTTTTAAGGTTAGCATTCTTTTCACGGCTTCGAAGTGCTTTTAGCAAAACGTTTACTTCAGCGTGAAGGGATATGTAACTGATATTCCCGAAGCGTGTAGAGCGATTATTAGACGCATTAAAACGAGACCCTTTGTATTCAAGATATGCACCGAGACGCTTAGAGGAAGTAAAATCACTCTCTTCGGCGATAGAAGCAGCGATAGAAATACGCCTAATGCTCTTTTGGGATAGCTTTTTAATGGGAGTAATATTAGTCAGATTATATAAAGACATTTTTATATTATAAAAATCACTGTTTTATTTTAATCATTTTTTAATTTTGAAAGACCTCAGTGTCAATACATTATGAATCAACTTATAATAAAAAATAATTATTATTTCTTATTATAAATGAGTTTTAGAGTAAATAATAATAATAATAATAATTCGGAAATATTAAAGTATTCTACAGATCCTTTGTATAACGCTGTGCAGTTAAATAACACAGATATCGCATCTCTAGAAGATGTAAAAGATGGAGACACTCTTATTTGGGATGGCACAGAAAATAAATGGGTTGCTGAACAATCCCAGACAATTTATATTGAAAAAAGTATATCAAACATAAACATATTATCTAATAATACACAATCAAAACAAACTATTAATTTCACACAAAAAGAAAACAATGTTTTGAAACCAAGTAACGTTACAGTAGATTTAGATAATTTTACAAATAATAAACAAATATATACATTTGGAAAACAAATTCCAAATAAATGGGTTGCTGTTGGTCAAGGGACAGATACATTAGCATATTCTTCAGATGGAATTACTTGGACTGGATTAGGAACAAACGTATTTCTAACTAGTGGACGTAGTGCTGCTTGGAATGGAACGCTTTGGGTTGCTGTTGGCGTAGGAACAAATACAATAGCATATTCTTCAGATGGAATTAATTGGACTGGATTAGGAACAAACGTATTTTCAAATGGTGGATATGGTGTTGCTTGGAATGGAACACTTTGGGTTGCTGTTGGTCAAGGAACAAATACAATGGCATATTCTTATGATGGAATTAACTGGACTGGATTAGGAACAAACGTATTTTCAAATGGTGGAAATGATGTTGCTTGGAATGGAAAACTTTGGGTTGCTGTTGGTCAAGGGACAACAGATACATTAGCATATTCTTATGATGGAATTAACTGGACTGGATTAGAAGATACCATATTTTCAACTTCTGGAAATGATGTTGCTTGGAATGGAAAACTTTGGGTTGCTGTTGGTCAAGGGACAACAAATACATTAGCATATTCTTCAGATGGAATTAACTGGACTGGATTAGAAGATACCATATTTTCATTTGGTGGAAATGGTGTTGCTTGGAATGGAAAACTTTGGGTTGCTGTTGGTGATGTAACAAATACATTAGCATATTCTTCAGATGGAATTACTTGGACTGGATTAGGAAAAACCGTATTTTCAAACCGAGGACGTAGTGTTGCTTGGAATGGAAAACTTTGGGTTGCTGTTGGTCAAGGGATAACAAATACAATGGCATATTCTTATGATGGAATTACTTGGACAGGATTAGGAGACACCACATTTCCAACTGCTGGACTTGGTGTTGCTTGGAATGGAAGAAGAGAACACACTATTACATTTCCAGCAAATATTACAGTTGCTGTTGGCGAAGGAACAAATACAATGGCATATTCTTATGATGGAATTAATTGGACTGAATTAGGAAACACCATATTTTCATTTGCTGGACGTAGTGTTGCTTGGAATGGAGCACTTTGGGTTGCTCTTGGCGAAGGAACAAATACATTAGCATATTCTTCAGATGGAATTAACTGGACTGGATTAGAAGATACCATATTTTCAAGTGGTGGACTTGGTGTTGCTTGGAATGGAAAACTTTGGGTTGCTGTTGGCGAAGGAGAAACAAATACAATGGCATATTCTTATGATGGAATTACGTGGACTGGATTAGGAAAAACCGTATTTTCAAACCGAGGATATGGTGTTGCTTGGAATGGAAAACTTTGGGTTGCTGTTGGTCAAGGAACAAATACAATGGCATATTCTTCAGATGGAATTACGTGGTCTGGATTAGGAAAAACAACATTTTCAATTGCTGGAAATGGTGTTGCTTGGAATGGAGCACTTTGGGTTGCTGTTGGCGAAGGAGAAACAGATACAATAGCATATTCTTCAGATGGAATTAACTGGACTGGATTAGGAGACACCATATTTTCAACTGCTGGACAGGGTGTTGCTTGGAATGGAAAA